TCTTGAAAGGTGAATTGCGGCTGTTTCTTTTTTGAGTAATGTAATTCTTTGTGCTGAAGTTATTTTACCTTTTGAATAAAGGAATCCTAACTCTCTTTCAACAGCAGCAATCTTTTTCTTTGCAGCATACTCTTTGCTATATTTTGCTTGTAAAGAATCAAGCTTTGTCGCCTCTTTTTGTCTTTGGGCATTGACCTTTCTAAAAGCAATTTCTATTTCTTTGGCTGACTTCTTTTTTGCTGCATCTGATGCTTTTCTAGCTTTTTCTGCATCCTTGTATGCTTTTGTTGATTTTCTCAACGCATCCATTTCTTTCTTGAGAATGATAAGTGCTGCTTTTTTAGTTTTCAAACCTGAAGCAACAACAAGATTTAACTCATTGCGTATCCTTTTTGCCTTGGCTACTACACGAGCATTCTCATCATACTTCTTATTCAGGCTGACCATCAAAGGCAAGGCTTGTCTTTGTAGAGCCAATGTCTCTCTTAGATTTGAAGCTCTTTTCGATTCAGTGCCAGCAAGTTTATCTGTTTTTGCTTCAAGCTTGGCAAGCTCTCTTCCAGCATCAGTCACTCCTTTTTTCATGGAATGAAGGCCAACGACAGCATTTCTCAATTTTACATCAAGTTTGCTAACAGAGTTTTCATACTTTCTGAAAACATTAGCCGAACCACCTTGGGTCACAGCTAATGTTTTCTGTTGAAAGTCTTCAAGAACTGTAGAAGTTTTTCTTACAGCTTTACCAAAAGCAATAGCGGAAGCCGTTGCTTTCTGTGCATCTAAAACTACATTTGCTCGGAATTCAGTCATTTTATTTTATTTGCGTTAATTGTATTTTCCCTTCTTCTGTCTAGCTCAGCATTATTAAGATCATTAATCGCATAAATAATACCAACAAATTCAGAAAAAGTACCAATCAATCCAAAATTATCTGCGTAAAGCTTTAACTCCGACAAAGGTATATTACCTGACTCCGTCCTTGAATTAACTAAGACACCGTATGCTTCAGAGAACCAATTGTGCCATTCATCCTTTTCTGGCACATGATCTAATGGTGTCTCTTCTCCTTGTTTTCTTAGCTGTATAAATGTGTCTATATGTTCGCCATATTCAAGCCTCCATTCTTCTAGGCGGACAATTTTTCCTTTACTTCTTGCTCCTGTTCAATAATATAGTTGTCAATATTTTCACTGAATTCTGTGATTGCTTCAAATGCGTCCCTATCATCTTTAAGTAAAGCTTCAGCGTTTTGAACAGTATATTTCCACTCTTTGCCAGTAACGTCTTTAAAAGAAGACCATCCAACAAGAATAGTTTTGGCAATGCAACCATTCATCAAATCCTCTGCCACATTGTCATCCATTCTTCCGTCTTCAAACTCCTTTTTGTGAGGTTTTAAAACCTCTCTAAACATCCGTTTGAAGTTCTTATTATTAGCTCTTGCCACAATAAGGGTTGCTCCTCGATAAACAAGATCAGAGCCTTCAACTTCAGCTATTTCACTAACTGGTGTAAGTTTCATAATATTTCCTGTGTATTATAGTTTCCTGTGAGTTTTTTAATAAGAGGCAAGACCGACCACAGGAAGACGGCCCCACCAATCCTTAGCCGGAGCTAAAGTCTTTAGGCATCAATCCTAGTAATCTTCACCATGTAATCCGCAGTTGCATCTCTAAGACCTTTGATGGTTCCAGACTGCATCAGGAACGCATCTTTTCCTGAGATTGGAGTATCAAGAGTTTCAAATTTACATTTTGGAATGTTCAGTCCAATAGTATTCCCATCACCATCAGTCAAGATGATAGTAATATCAAATGACGTGGCATTAAGGAAGTTATTGTACAAATCAAGATTGTTGAAATAAACTTCAGCATTAGCTGAGACATTCAAACTAAATGCAGCAAGATCACAAGCACCCAAAGTGCCAATAGATTTTGAAGCATTTATCTGATTATCGATAGTCAAATCCAAACTTGAGAATGAACAAGAACCAAGAGTTGCACCACCAATACGTATAACACCAACACTGGTTACTGAGTTCATGATGCTATAAGCTGGAGTTGCAGTATCAGCAGTTTCACCTGTTAATGGCGTATCCCTAGCTTCTTCAGTAAGACCAACAATCCCAATTGAGCCATTGAGAATACTACCAGTGGCGAAATTGAAGTTCATGCTATTGATGGCACAACCTCTATAGTACCAGAAGTAATCATTAACACCAGAAATTGCTTTCTTCCTGATAGTGTAGCCTTCAATTGCATCAGCACCATTTACCCTGATTTCGGATGCATCAACAGAAAGATCAGTAAGACTTGCTGTTGCCCCTGTTGCTGGGTAAATCGTTACTGCACCGGATCCCTCTGCAATGACAACATACTCACCATTAATTGAGCTATCTGTAGCAGATGCAATACGGATAACATCACCAATCTTACAGTCATCCTCAATAGATGTTTTGGTGAGAATGGTATTATCACCAGTACCATCATTAGCAACAGTAGCCAAAGAGATTGACCGTGTTGTAGAGTTCATCAAGACAGATGCTAAAAAGTCTTCATAAGGAGCATAAGAAAGCTCATAGTTGATGTCGCCGTTAATCTCTCCATCAACAACAACTAGATCATCAGTTTGACGATCAGATCGAATCACCTCCGAGACAGCAGTTGTAATATTGTTTGAAGGGCTTCCACCTGTAGTTGGCAATAAAGTGAATGTTGGTGTTGCATCGGTTGTACCGAATACAGTTTCCTTGTCATAGGCAAGGTCGGTATAATTTGTACTTGCTACCATTTTCTATCTCCCAAAATATTGATTATTTGCTATGTTTCGTCAGACACGTAAGGTACATCTACAATTAAAACATACTGACCGCCTTCGACTTCTCCTGACCTTCTTGACTCTGAGGCATACGTTAAAATATTAGTATCCTTAAAGTTGTCCATTATTACCCCTATATCATCTGCATACGAATATGCCTTCCCTGTGCCTGTGTTCTGTTTTGTGAAAATTCTGATAGAAAAAACACCTGTGTGTCTTTTTCTTTTTGTTATTCCTGAACCTATATTGACATTTCTTGTTGTGTAGTTGATCATTTTCATGTCAACAAATTCACTTATACCATTATCGTCAAAAACAACATTATCATATTTTATTGGTGTTTTTGCGGCCCATCCGTCTATAAATAGGGTTTCTAAAACTTCTCTTGTTCCATTAAGGCTAGGCATTAATCACCTAACCTACTAACATATCCTTCCATATCGGCATGAGTCATCGCAATGGCTTTGCCTATAAAATTCTGATTACGCTCATTACCGCTTAAACCATCATTGACCTTTTCAACATATGGTGAATTATTAAACACTGTATATACAGACCAGTTTCTAATATATTTTGAAAGGTTGAGTGCGGGTGGCATATCTCTATCTTGACCAGTATTAGGAATAAAAGACGTTCCACCAGTTTTGCCCGGTGCTTGTTTCCAATTTGCCCTTAGAGTTCCAGTTTTAACTGGAGTAGTTGTCATCAAATGTTCAAACAAGGCTGTAGCAAGCTCTTTTTTATAGTCACCAAAATTTTCTATAATAGCCCTACCAAGTTCATCAAAGCTTCCAACTGAAGGCATTATGGCGCTCTCCTACAAACAATAGTGTGAGCAGCAGATGCAGGGTCTAGCGAAACTCCAGCTATTATATAACTTTCATCCCTGACAGTGACCTCCATATCTATCTCAAACTTATCAACTTTCTTTTCACTATCAAGAATCAGAAAACTAAGGAACCCAACTTTCAAAGGATCATCAGGGTCTTGACCAAAAGCGTCTTTGATTGCAACACCTCTTGTCTCAACAGTTGTCTTTGTTGAGACTTGCTGACCAAGAACAGGGTCATACGAAGATACTGTTTCTGAAACAATACTTATTGGTATAACCGCATCAGATAAGTCACTATCAAATGCTTTTGCTAGGTCTGTTTGTAAGTCGTTATACAATCCCACGTCATCAAACTCTGGTTAGCGAACCTTGTATATTATTACATATATCAGCCAAGATTGATACTACTTTTGATAACGAATTTGGCTTATCTGTCTGTCCTTTTGAGTATTCGGTCTCGGTTTCAACAGTCCCGGCCTTAACCATCTTCCTCAAAATATCACTTTGATTGTCAAAAAATAGATCACCCTGAACATAGTAATCATACCCTAACAGTGAGTTTGCAAACTTCATTTCATCAGGTATGTCATCAGCATCAATGGTGCAATCAAAGTTAGCATCAATATAATATCTACCCCATAAAAGGGCATCATCTTTGACTTCAGTATCTAAATCCAACCAATCTTCATGAAGGGCAAGATACGTATCTGACTCTACTGCTGTGGCATAGGCTTGTGTTACTGTTACAGTTGCCATTTTTTGTCCCTCATTAAACAAATTCTATAAAACATTTTATGATTGAAACCTTAACAATTCGGACTCTGCATTATCCTCTACCCATTGCTGCACATCTGCAAGTGCTGTGTCAAAACCATAAGGCAATTCATCATACATCAAAATACCCGATTGAACCCTTTTATTGGTTGTTTTCATCTCATAGAAATCAGCCGTCAACTGATGCCCATCAGTAATTTCACCGGGTGTTATGTCCCACTCCCATAAGCCGGTACTCGGCTTATAGTATCCTACGCAGATAACCCCTAACGATACTGAGATTATTGTCGACATCAACAAAGGCTCATTATCAGGAATGATTGGGAATATTACTGAACTCACAAGTGGAGTGCCGCCTTGTGATAGAGATGTGCCTGCTGAATTTACAAAATGAGCAAGGTGTCTTGCTCCGGCAACAAGAATAGTTGAACCTTTTAAACTGTCTTGCGTTGGCGCTGTGGTTTTTGCTATGAAAACAGCTTCATTGAGCGGTGCCCAGTTTGCAAGGTCGTTGATAGTTATCACATCTTGATCACGGGTTTCCACTGTGCCACTGGTGAACACAGGAGCAGTTCCGCGCACTTCATCTATTGTTTTGTTTAGGTGGATTTCTGCGTTGCTGACAACAATTGAGCCTTGCGCTGATGATTGGGCTAACCCAAATGTATATGCCACCGCAGGATATATATTTATTAGAGAAGAATTGTTTCCTGTTGAATTATTTGTTACTGATACAATAACTTCCCAAAAAGAGCCTAGATCATTTGACTCTGCTGAACTAGCGCCAACACCTGCCCGCATATTCAATGCACCGGTTTGAGTATTAAGCTGGTAGTAAGTATATTGGTTTGTGCCTCCTTGTAACAAGCATTGAAATTCTGGAAATCTTGATGTATCACTGTCTTTTAGAACAAAAAATCTAAATATATTTTCGCTACTATTGTCAATAATTGCTGCATTACAGCTAACATATTCATATGCCCCACCATTATTATCAGTAAGAGTGCATATAGAATTGGCAATACCATCCATGCCAGTTTTATCAAGTGCAGCAACATCAGTTCCTGTTTCTGTCCATGCAGCATTTGTTAAATCACGTGAATAGGTTAACTCATTTATCAATGCTGGCTGCATCAACACTTGTGGTACTGGATTAATAGCAGACCCAACGCCCTCAGTCACCACATTATTAATAACAGTGTTTCCATTTTCTGTGCTAAACCATTTAACATTATCTACATTGTAACCATGATCTGTATTATCAATATACTCAGAACTTACTTTTGAAGAGCGCCCTGACACTTCTTCATACTGAAGATTTTTTATCTTTATTTGACCGCCAGTAGGTATAGTGGCGCTACCAGATTTGAGTACAATTTTTATCCCCTCACCACTATCATTAGTTTTTATGCCTCGCTGAAGTTCATATCTTTTATACTCACCTGTTATTGTAAAAGGTTCTACAGTGGCTATATCCCCAGTAGCGTTACTTGTAAAATAAACATATTCTCCAATACTATCACCAATGCCTTTGATTTCTGCTGACATCGTGAATTGTTGTCCTTCACTAAACCACCCTGCTGGCAGTTCGGCAGTTTTACCCCAAGATACGGCTGAAAGTGAGAAGGAACCAGCAGTAATCGTAGTCTCATTATCAGCATAAGATATTGTTGCAAATACGGTATACGCCCCAGTCATATCATCAGGACTATTAAGAGGATTGTCGAAACTCATCAACAGATTTTCACCTCTACGCCCACCATCAACCATAATCTCGCCAGCCAAACCAGTCCTAACAATACCTTCATGGTCAAAAGCTGTAGCTATGGTTGAGCGAGTATTATCTTTTGTTGTATTAACAGTTGGGGAATTTATCTGACCCATGTTATTCATATAGAACACAGGCTCCATAACTATCTCAGATATATTTTGCGTTATCTTATATTTGCCCTCTGCAAACGTTATTATCTCTTCATTGCCATCATAAGCCTGAGCATCATAAAAATATCTACCAACAGCAATTTTACCTCTTGGTTTAAAACTTATCTTCCCATCTTTCCCATCAGTTTCAAGAAACCCAATCATTCTCTCAACATTAGTTGTTTCATCTGTTGGATGCTTTATCGTATCAACAGTCAATATAAATTGTGACCAAGGAGAAACATCTTGAACGGTTGTTTTGTCCTTTTCATAAACAGTAAACGTATGCCTTTCTACGTCTCTATTCTTTTTCTCAATGTTTATTATGCTTGTATTTGTCATTGCTTATCAAGGAAGTGGATCATAAGTTTGTGAAATATCTTGAGTAATTTTATACTTACCTTCTGATGTTGTCGTGCTTTCATTATTTTCATCAATAGCTTGAACATCATAAAAATATCTTCCAACAGCTACAGCACCAGTTGGGATAAAGCTCATTTTCCCATCTAGCCCGTCAATAGTCAATGCACCAACAATTCTAGCAACATTATTGGTGTCATCCACTGGAGATTTTTCAGGATCGACTGTTAAAATCATTTGAGTCCATGCAGATATATCTTTTACATCAACACCATTTGGCTCATATACAGTAAAGGTGTGTCTTTTCGTATCACCCCTTTTCTTCTCAATGTTTATGGTATCAGTCATTTAGCAAAGCTCCGTTGTTTCATCATCATCTAATCTTACAACAATATCTGCATCCAGTTTGGTTACCATGCTTGCATCTAGTTTTGCAGATATTCCACAATAAACATATATAATAATCGGAACTAAGAATAAGTCTTTTGCCTCAAAATTAAAGCTTGCTGTCAACAATTCTGTCAATTGTTCGGCAGAATATTCTATTATTTGTGGAGTAAAATCAAAATTATCAGCAAGCAATTCAACCAAACTGGCTTGCAAAACTTCTACTGGATTAGCAGTAAAACTAAAGGCTGCTGTATCTAAGCGTATTACAAGGCCAGTCTCAGCAAATATATCTTTAGGATCAAAATCAAAACTTGAACTTGTTAACTCAATCAGTGAATCAGCTTTGAGATCAATATTCTGACCAGTAAAGTTTATGACTGCGGCAGACAGATTTAAAGTAGTGCTTACATTAACATTCAAATCTTGTGCTGAAGTTGAGAAACTAGCTGTTGATAATCCAGCTAAATAGTCAGCAGTAATATCTAAATTCTTTGCAGAAAAATTAAAGAACTGAGAGGTTAATTCAAGTGTTGCCCCTGACACATAATTCAGATCATGCGGAGTAAATGCAAAACTTGCATCTGTCAAATCACCAATATAATGAGCAGTAGTTTCTAAACTTTGTGCCGCGAATAAAAATGAACCATCTGATAATTGAATTTCATAAGTTGCATTTACATCAATATCATTTGTGGAAAAAACAAAACCAGCACTTGTCAGATCATGAATAGTTTCAGCAAGGTAGGTTAAACTATTTGCAACAAAATTAAATGATCCGACAGTTAAATCAATGTTCGATTCTGCTATCAAACTAAGAGCGTTTGGTGAAAAATCAAATGCTGCATTGGTTAAGTTTACAGAAAAACCAATTATATAACTAATGTCTTGTGGCGTGAAAGTAAAAGTTGAATTGGTAAGATTAACAGAATAATCTGTTATAACATTTATATCTTTAGCAGAGAATTTAAAATCACCAATGCCAAGTTCTGCAAGATAACCAACAACAACATTTATATCTTGAGCAGAAAACTTAAATAGTCCAGAGGTTAAATCTAAATTTGCACCAACTGTATAGTTAAGATCATTTGCGGTAAAATTATAACTTCCACTTGTTAAATCAATATCTGTGCTAACTGATAAACTTAGATCGTTTTCTGCAAAATTAAAAACAGTAGTAGTAAGATTAGCAGCATAACCTATTGTGTATGTTAAAGAGTTTGCCGTTAGATCAAAACTTCCAGTTGTTAAATCTGCTACAAATTCTGATAAAACAGTTAGGTTGTTTTCAGTAAAACCAAAAGTTGCTGCCGATAATTCAGCTAAATATTTTGATAAAACAGTAATATTGTTTGGTGTAAAGTCAAAATTAGCAGCAGTTAGGTTAGAATTATATTCTGATAAAACAGTTAAATCTTTAGCAGAAAAACCAAGAGAAGCCGCTGTTAGGTCTACATCTTGATTTGCCAAAACCTCTAAATTTTTTGCAGAAAAAGAAAAGACAGCAGTAGATAAATCTGCTTGATAATCTAAACTAGGTGAACCAGCTAGCGACCCGGAAAATCCGCGTAACGCTAACTGTTTTTGTGCTTGCGTTAATGCCATATTTTATGGGCCAGAAACTATTTTTTCTTCAGTATAATCAGGATCAACATAACTAATTGTGCGTTTTTGATCTACAACAGTTCCAGCATAATTTAGTATTTCGATAAGGGTATTGTCACCAGTTTTTTTATTTACTAAAGTTTTATAAATGAAATTAATTTTTTCAAATATAGGAACTGTTTCGCCCGGTGCTCCCTGTCCCGGTTCCCCAAAAGTATCAACATTCATAACGTCCAGAACTTCTGCATTAACATCTGATTTTTGTGTAGCAGATAAAGCTATGTCATCTGTACTAGCTACATTAATATCTGGCAAACCACCGCTTAGCGTGACTACAGTACCTACCCATTTGCCTACATCGATGCGACCATTAGTTGCTTCGATTGCCAGATCAGCAAAGTTAGTGGGGAATGCTTGTGACAGAGCATATCCAGTCTTGTCATCGTTTGTTCCAACAGTAATTTTGCCTGTTGTAATAGTGATTGCTAAATCAGCAAAATTAGTAGGGAATGCTTGGGTTAATGCATATCCAGTCTTATCAATATTCCAATTACCTTTATCATCAAAGGCTGAGGCGTTAATGCCTGCTGCTGTTATCCAATTAGCAGGGATAGTTGGTAAAACAATAGCTGCTGTAACGCTACCTACAGCTCCAGTTACGCTTGCTACTGCACCTGTAACACTTCCAACTGCACCTGTAACACTTGCTACTGAACCAGTGACACTAGCCACTGAGCCAATAACACTGCCATCAACATCGCCTGAAACATCGCCATCTGCGGCTACTCCAAGTGTATTGCCTTCAGTTATTTTAGGTCGGTACAAATCAATTGTTCTGTCAACTGGGGTCATTGCCGCTTGTGTGATATGAAAAAGCATTTCTTCAAAATCATTGCCTGCCCCAATAGTTGTATCTTCATCCAGCAACAGTGTATAGACACCGGGCATGTTGGTAGCATCCACTTCAGCCACCGTTGGAGTGGTCATTGCAGTAGATGTTCCACCATCTCTTGATCTATAAACAGTGAATGTTGTTAATCCAGTTTCTCTAGTTTTTAAATCTGTTGCGTCAACAGCAACAAAGTAAAGAACTCTTGCTGTATCTCCAGATGCCACTCTCATTGTAATACCCCACCAAGTCTTGCGGCTGGCATTAGACCCAGCCCTCTATCTATTGTTTGTAGTGTTGCTAAGGGTTCATCACCACCGCCAGCACCCGCTGTATAATCAATTCCAATAGTTACATTGTCAAATAAAACTGTAGTTCCTGCGCTCGCATTATTTCCGCAATCACTATCACAAGTTATTCGCAAAACGACAGAAGTTGTACTTGCTAGACTTAACCCTGTAACTGTTCCAGATTGATTCGCCGCTGTAAAAGAACCTGTACCAGTAATTGATGCGCCAGCTACAATTGTTCGCAAAGTGCCATCGTTAATCGTAAACGGCCCAGAAGTTAAGGCATCAACTTGCATAAAATAGCTACATTTCCAGTCTAGGGTGCCGCTGGAGTATCCGTTTACCGTTGCGCCAACTGGTACGCCTAAATCCTCAAACGTTCCTGTCCATTCCCAATACCCTGTAGTGTCGTTTGCATTTCTTCCGCGATTGTCTATATCTATAGACCCGGACGGATTTCCATCACCACTTACATATGAACCGCTCGCACTATCCAGCACGGTAAAAGCCCAGCTTTCCGCATCAGCAGCAAATGTAAATTCTTTCGCTAAAAACGTCATTTGCCCATCGCTATGGGTTCGTAATGTCTTTGAAAATGCATTGATGAAATACGTTCGTTGTTTAATGCTGCGACATCACCAAACTGCACCACTTGCGGAGCAAGGCGCTGTATGGCTGGATGCTCCCATTGTTCCGGTGTTCCATTAAGTGTTCCCACTGCTCCAGAAATTAAATCAATTTCCCCAGAACCGCCGCCTTCCAACCGCGAATAATGTACTAATGTGCCGCCGGTTATAGCTGTCGGGTTACCACCACCCGCCAGCCACTTTGAGTCCTCCAGCGTTAGCTCGTAGCCTTCCCATATTGCAATCTCGCCGATTTTGCCGTCGAATTTACTGTCGCCGTTTGTTCTAGCTGCGATAGTGAGCCTGTCGGAAAGCCCGCCGGTAGTATAATAAGATGTGCCGCCAGTATTTGTGATTGCCGCGCCATTAACATAAGCGCTTAGTATATCCCTGGTGTAATCGGTAGTTGCAGCGACAGTCCCACAAAAATGCTGTTTTGCGTTTAGCGTTATTGCCCCACGGACGCGAGAAGACGCATCCGCCCCTAATCTACTGCTGTGACCATAAGTACTTAGGAAATTAACTTCTGATGTTGTTTCGCCGTTAGTCACCAGCATAAACGATTTATTGCCAGTAGTTGCAAAAACCAGCATTCGCTCTAATGCTTCAGTATCATGCTCAAACCAAACGGATACAGCTAGTTTTGCTTCTTCATCAATATGAGTGCTATCAAAACTTAGATAATCTGACGTGCCGTCAAAATCACGCATTAGCTAGTGGTATATTCCAGTGATAACGCAATTAATTCCAAATCACCTGTTGCTGTATCACTAGCATTATTTGCATCGCGTGAAAATTTTAAAGCAATCCAATCACCCGCCGCTAATGAATCCGCATTTGTTAATGTTAAAGATATTTCATCAATATAGCCTGCCGTCCCCGGTACTGCTGTCGCACTTGATGTATTCACAGTGTCGTAACTATCTGTATCAACCGCTGCGCTATCACCATCTGTAACAGCCATCACCTGACAAGCGATAATTACATTGCCGGACGTAGCACTCGCCATCGAATACTGGGCTTTCAATACGGGTGCGCTGGCGTAATTTTCGGGCATCCGAAAAGTTATGTGGGTAATTTCATCAGTTGAGTCATCAAATAATAATCTAATTTTAGAATTAAACCATTCCAAACCCGGAGGATTTGAATTGTCTGGATTTCCCGGTAATGGTAATAGTATTGTTCCTGTAGCCATTGTTAATTATCCAATGCTGAGCGTAATGCTATTTTTAATTGGGCCATCGTTCTGTTAGGTTCATCAGTAATTAAATTCATTCGCGTTTGAAAATCAGCTAAACTTGTAGCGTTTTCTGCCGCTAACAAAATTGAATTTGTTTTATCAGTCTTTCTATTTAATTCGATAATTATTAGTTTAAAAAACTCAACCATTACGTCCTGCGATGAGTCTAGCCTGTTGGCTGTTTCATCGCGTCTATCTGATAACTCCGCCGCGTCCACAACATCCCGCGCTGCTTGATCCATCAGCGAGACTATATCGCCAGTAACAATCCAATATTTATTATTAAAGCCAACCACCGCACCCATGTCTGGGTTAATTATCCAGTCGATAACCGGATAATCTGGCGTGTTGACTGAGCGGATAAATTGTTTTGTTGTGCGGTTAACTACGTTTGACATTATTTCACCTTCACTATATATCTATCCAATCCATCGCAAGTGTGGCTGTACACTCCTAAACCTGTGGCTGGTGTCCCAGCAGGCACTTCTAGCTGCCCTTGTACATAATCTAGTGCCTTCATTGTGTTATATATCCCAAGATTTATTTCTTTACCTAGTTTGCCATGCACAAAATGCACTCGACATTCTTTTAGCCCAAGATCAGTTATAAGCATAGATGTTGTGTAGTTTGTTCGACCCGCAGCCGACTCACCTTTTGCCGAATCATAAACATACAGTTTCCAAGTTAGAGGTCGCAGGTCGAACTGGTACATATCTTATTTACCACCAGATCGTCTTTTGATTGGCGCACCGGGTTTAGCATTTTCTGGTAAATCCAGTGAAGGACGCTTCTCAATTTCATCAAGCACTTTTGACAATGACTCAAGGTTATTGATTGCACGCTTATAATCATGCTCAATTAGCGAACCCTGAATTGCAGCACTCTGGCTTTTCGCCAATGCTACAGCAATCATCATCCACTTCTCAGCTACCAATTGAGTTGATTCATTAATTGGCACTTCTTGCCCATTAACGTCTTCAACAAATGTTGTATATGCAACACTCAAATTGATAGGGAGGTCGGTAGGATGAACAGCAGGATTGTCAGGAATTGGTTCAGCATGAATAGCCTCAACCAGACTTGTTTCATATTCAACATAAGATCGCTGGCGTTCCAAAGCATGAGAATCCATGCCAATACCAGCAGCAGAGCTAGGCTCGGCAGCTATTGTCAAACCAAAGTCATAAGCACTTTTCGCAACAGAGCGTAGCTCTGAATTTCTGTTTGGGTACTCCAAAAAAAGATCATTAAAAGCCATGATAATTGCCTCTATCAACGCCCTCACCGACGTACATATAGAGGATGGCCGGTATCGGGTGAGCGATACCCCCAGCTAAGGGCATGGGCCATCCATCTTTTCGCTAGCTAGTCAAAGACAGCCAGCAAATTCTATAAGTCATTTATCACCACGAACCATTGTAGTAACCCCGGCAACAAGAACCATAACTTGTGTAGCAAGCCCAACCATCTCTGGGCCATATAGACCACCAACATATGCCACCAAAGCAGCACCAAGATAGGTTGAGTTCTCTTTTGACCGGGCTTTGAGCCAATTCAAATCAAACTTCATTTTATTATCTCGCTGAGGTATAAAGTCCAGCAGCATTTATGGTAACTGTGAAGTCACCATCAACATTGCCTTTGTCTGCACCAAAATCATCAGAATAACCAACAAGTGTACGGGTGGCATCAGTGCCGGGGCCTGAGTCATAAAGGATGGCACGGCGACCATTTGAAAAACCAGCACCATTTTGTGACCATACAGCAGGATCAGCACAATCAACAGTTACCAAACCACCAACACTCATTGTCACAGTTCCAGAGGCACAAGCATTGCCACCAGCAGTGTAACCAGTGCCAGTAACTTCATCAGCTACTACGTCATCAAAAAAATCATGTAGATTTTGATCGACAGTATAAGTACCATCTACAACGGCCATTTTCAAAGTAGCGGCATCAATATCTACTGCACCGCCATTAAAAGAGTTTTTTCTATACAAATCATATAAATTAAAAGTAACAGCAGGCATTTTTTTGTCCTCTAAGCGTTAAGATATAGCTTGATTTATTTCGTTTTTGATTGCATTTAGCTCAGTCTCGATTTTTCCAATCTCATCATTGTATGATTTGACTATATCTTGACGTGGCTTTGACTTAGAGTTTTCATTAGCAAGAGCCAGTTTGACCCTAGTAAGCCTACCAATAAAACGCTCTAACTTCTCCCCCTGTGTTGGATTCAAGTTGATTGCCCCTGAACCGCTTTCTTCATTGCTCATTGTGATAGTTCCCTGTGATAACCTGAGTATTTATTCATGATGTCTGGTGTTGCAAAATTTAGAGATTCTCTATCTTTATACCAAGCAACCCATCCACCAGATCGAACAGCCATATGAACAGCAAGTGTTGCCCTTTTGCTCATACACATTACCTCACACATATCCTTTAACACTAAATCTACTTGCTTCCTTTCTATAACAGGATCGGCAAATCTTCCAATTGCATACAATAGATCATGAGGTAAAGCTGGGTATCTTGTTTTGCCATGACCAGTAAATAAAAATCTGGCTAAACGAGGTATTGATGCAAAGTCTGTTATAAACCCTCTTTTTATTGTAATTAAAAGTTGAAGTCTATGTGACCAAATGCAACAATCTTTTAAGACGATCCACTCTTGGCTTCCTTCTGAGTAAGCATCAAACAAACCACGCTGAAGAATTTGAGTTTTACTGCTATCAAACTCTCCAAATAACTCAATGGCTTTATCTTTATCATGTAGGAATTCCAAAATTCACTTCCTATGCTCTGTCATTTTTTCATGTTCTTTTAAATCGGCAGTGGTCATTTCAACCTGTTTGCTGGTTCTTTCTGCCAAATCTCTTAAATCTGCATCAACATGATCAACTGATTTAACTAATGTTTTCACAGCATTATCAACTGTTAGTGCTGTCAATGCTTGCTGTTTACGCATCTCATGAACAGATACATCCATAGCCTTCATTGATTCATCTTGAGAACCTTCCCTTGTAAAATACCAACCAAGGAAAGCCACTAAAAAAACAGTAGTGCATGTACAGAAAAGTCCTAGACCCCATTTAGCAGTATCAGATATTTTCTTAAAGATACCATTCTCAGAGTCGCCAACCTTTTTAAAGATATTCAACTCCATGTTGATTATATCTTGAAAGAGTTGCGAATGAATTTTAGCTGAATCGTCTTTAAATTTCTCAAAGTCTTCTTGCCTTACACATTCATTCCCCACAATGCACCCTTGTTTTTCTGGAGGCTTGTTCAAGATGCATTACACTTTTTCTTTTGCTGCTGCTTTTACAATAGCAGAGCGTATCTTTCTTGCCGAAGCATTTAACTCAACAAGAGTAGGCTTCCCACTTTTCTCAGCAACCTTTTCTGATTTCTCAGCTTTAGCTGGCTTTGGTGCTTCTTTTTTAACTTCATCATCTGGCATGGTAAACTCCCAATAATAAACGGTAGCTTGGGCCGAAGCCCAAACTATGCTTAGTTAAATCAACCGTTGGTTTGCAGGAATGCCAGAGGAATATTCTTACGCTCTGTATAGATGCGATCCCACTGTGCAGCAGTCTCAAGATTTGTTCGTGTAGCAGAGATGCCTTGAGCAATACCAGAAGACAGGAAGGCAAAACCTTGAGGATGGATGATCTCGTTATTCCTGTAATGCAGGATGTCTTGACCACCACCATTACCAGCAGAAGCAACACGCTCAAGCTCAGAAGGCTCCATTGCAGGAGTAGTGCCATAACCAAATGCACCTTGACCAAACAGTACAGAGGTATATATAAAACCATTAGTGGCAGCGGCTGTTACATCAAGATTGTCATCAACAACAACAGTCAATCCAAGATAGGTGGGAATATTGATTTCACCACGTGCATCAGGTATGTAAACAATCAGGTTAAGTTTTTGCAGAGTGGTATAAGGAACAGAATGCATTGCAATGGCAGTAACCATTGTGGACATATCACCCAAAGTCGCCATTGCATCAATTACAGCATCAGCATGAATCAGGTTTGCAGCAGCGGCAGTATCACCAGTGGCAATAGAGACATCAACAATCATATCACCAGCATCATTTGCATCATTATCTGCAAGCACACCCATTGCTGAAGATACAACACGCTGTTGAGTATTTACAGCCCAGTAGTGACCAATGCGGTTAGTGATGGCACCAAGAGGGTCTTCCAGAGCAAGCTGACGAGCTAAATCCATAGTTGACCAAGATTTATGCTGGTTAGCTAAACGATAAATCTGGGTTCCAGAATCAATTTTAGCAGGAGTGGAAGTTGTGCCAGCAACGTCTGTGACGTAATCAGGCTCATCATTGGTCAGAGGATTAAAATTGGGTAACTCACCAACCATACCGCCAACACCAACCATAGAGTCAATGCGAGGATCGCGAGTTAATACACCAGAAGATAGGAAAGCATTCTTTTCAATTGCGGCTTCTTGTACAGCAGCATTGAATGCAGTTGGTTCGTAGATGTCACCTAGACGTACTTCAGCCATTATTTTCTCCAAAATTGTTGAAAACTCTTTTGGAGAATTTGTGTTCAGCCAAAGAGTATAAAAATTAATTTATCCTCTAACAGACCAAATCTATCAGATTCTTTGTTGGGGCGGGCCAAACCCACTTCCAACGTTCTCAAAGATGATAACACAAAAAAAAGACCTATGCAAGCATAAGTCCCAATTAAACCCACCTTCTTTTTAGTTTTATGCCACTCCAGCGGCCTTTCTCATTTGCTCAGCCAGAACTGGATTTTCTTTATTCATTCTTGCTTGTGCGGTGACGTTTTTGCTATCAGCTTTCCAAGGATTGACTGTAGACCCGCCTCCACTGCCAGTATTTGCGTTTTTGCCTGAACCTGAGTTTGATTCTGGAAAGGCAGGGGCAAATTGATCATTTGTTTTCATCTCGGCTACCAGTTGTGCAACAGAAAAAGACTTGCCATCATCGTCCAACCTCTGCTTCCCTTCTCCATCCAACACTTGCACAACATATGCGCCATCTTCAAGGACAGTTTTAATGTTGTTTTTCATGTGGGGGAGTAAGAAGAAAGAATTGCCTTTCTCTTTTTCAATTGCTTTGATGGAAGCATTCTCAATTAACTCTTTGTCAAGCGCACTACGCAATCCTGATATTTGACCATCCTTATCAGTGGTTAGAGCTAAGAGAGTCTCAGCATTCTTATCGACAAGTTGTTGCTTCAGGGCTTCCCATTGACCTTTATCCTCAAGCTCTTTGTCTTCAAGTTCTTTTTGTTTCTTGGTAAACTCGTCTTTCTCTTTCAGGTATTTTGTGAAGTTATCAGTATCAAAATCATCTGGTAACTGAGAGGTTTTAAGTTTTGCTATCTGATCAAGATTCTTGGTTTGATTTTCCTTTAAACCTTTCACCTCTTTGTCAATAGCGTCTTTAATCTCACCATTAATAGAACTGGCTATAGAAGATGATTGTTCTTTGGTGATGTTATCACCTAATGCCTTGGCTAAAATTTCTGCAATTGTCATAATAGTTTCCTGTGTGTTTACCCTTTAATATGTCTAAACTTGTTCTGTCGCCTGTTTGTTGGCAACATTGCTATTCTCAAGATTTGACCCTTGCGAATTATCTTCCTCTTCATTGGCTTTGTCCAATAAGGACGCTTGAGCATCATATTTTGCGTCTGCTTCCTTGGAAAAGTATGGAGGGGGATTCTCTGTTATATCTTTCATCTCTTCTTCGAAAGTTTTGTTGGGTGTAATCAGTTCACCCTCTTTCATTTTAAGAAAAAGTGATTTATGGCTTATTGCGCCATCAAGCCACGACTTAACTAAAGCTATCTGGGCATTAGGTTCCATGTCAACTTTGATAAAGTCATCATTAAGGGTATATGAGTAGTCATCTGTCGATGCTCCCTCCCATTCAAGATATATGGCAAATGTTCGCTCTATCTGATCACTGACATTCTTGACAAGTGCAGATATGATAGAGGTTTGAGCGGCTGTGCGGACTAAAACAGAAGTGGCTGTCTCTCTTGAGACACCTTCTTTCTTCAAAATCTGCGCACCTGTTGAGGCCATTATGTCTTTTAAGTTGTCAATAAAGTCTTGGTGAGCTCGTGCTGAATTACCAGAAAACTCTAACATTCCCACTTTAGATTCTACCATTGGAATATGCCAAGCTTGAGAAGGCCCAATAGTAGTAGGCACATCATCCCCAGAAGAGACGCCAGTGACATAGGGAGTGGGGAGAGCAGTCCAGTGAAGCATATAAACCTGATCGACTACTCTTTGCATGACACTAATGTTCATATCAGATAAGTCTTGCAAGGGTGACTTTTGGATTGTGTAATTGTTGGAGGCAGTACCGTGAATCTCCATTGGGATATAATCAAAGGTTTTGCTATTCATTGTTGGAGTATTTGAGGACAATAATTGCATTACACCATCTTTTTCTGCTTTGAAGACTCTAATGCGATAAACCTTTTTATCTTTAACTTCAACTAAGTCAAGAACTGTGTAGGTGTCTTGGATTAGAGTATCAAATTCATTATCAGGATTATCGACCTCTATATCTTCATGGTAGATGAATTGACTTATGACTGGGTAGCCATCAACATTGTCTGTTCTAAATCGTATGAAGTCTTTGGATGGAATATACCTGATAAATGCTTTGCCTGCTTCATCAGAGTAATCATTAATTGTGGCACAGAAACCGTTTTCAAAGACATCAGACACAACCTTTTCACTGAGACTGTCTATGTTGTTGCCAAGCATATCAACATTTTCTGTGATAGTTTTATCAGTTGTGTCAACACCCACAAGATTTGGGTCTTTTGAAAACACGGTACCAACAAAGCCATCAACAATTTTAGGGTAGAGAATATAAACCGGCGCCATCTCTACCATTGATTTAAACTGGTCGTCAGACTGAAGCTCTAATCTTGTAAAATAGGTTTCTCTGCTGGCAATCATCTTAGCTCTGCCAGCTCTAATATCGCAATTTTGCTGTAGAACAACCTGAAGCCCTGTGACTACGTTATTCATCAATGGTGCTTTCATAATAGGCTTATAACCCTTGGATGATTTTTTGCTTTATTTTGTTTTTACTGATTGGAAACTTATAATGTATGAAATAAGTAGCTGCATCGTTAACATCGTCAATGGAATCACTGGCAGATTTTTCTGGCAATTCAGTTCTTTCATTGAAGACCTGTTGTTCAAGCGAATCAGCCACATCTGGACATTGTTTCACATTTACACAAATTAATCCAGTCTTAAATGCTGAATTTGATGCTTGAACCCTGTCCATTACCCTCGGGTTTTTGTTTGGGTAGCGGGCATGAAAACCTGCACTCTTGAGTAATGAAATGTCTGAAGTTGTGAAACCCTTTGAGGACGTGTTCCTTCCTGATGCATCTGGATAGACGTAAATTGGGGAGGTTGGGTATCTGTTCTTGATCATTTCGATCAATTCTGGGGTGTCTTTTGCACCTTTTAAGTGTCTTACAGCATGAAAGGAATTATGGCCTTCATATATGAAGAGAGGGTTGTCTGTGAAGACTGGATCGCGCTCTACATAGACTACTGCATTCATGTTCTGTACATTGAAGTCAATGGAGATGTGAAGTTCTTCGCCATCCCTATAAAGGGCATCTGAATCACAAGTTTGCCTATCAAATTCAGTATAGACTGTGCCAATAGACATGTTGACAAATTTACCGTCAATATAGGCTTCTACCAGTTCTTTAGGGTAGATGCTGTATAAGTTTGCGTAGTAATCATCTGGGAGATAAATGTTCTCCTTTCCTGAAGCTTGTATTAGGGTGTAGTTATCAGGCTTTTCTTTGACAAACAGCTTGTAGAGTAGACGGAATCCTTCTGGAGTAGAACCCACAATCATTTGGTTCATTACTACTTTGAGATTACCATTTACATCTGTATATTCAACCTTACGCCTAGCTCTGGCTAAAGCTTTTATCCAGACTTGCCATGCTTTTTCACGAGGTAAAGTGTCTAGCTCATCTAGGAAGACAGCAAGCACATTCATGCCCACAATTGACTCTGGAGAATCCATTGATTTGAGTATTATGCGGCCACCTACCTCAAAGAAGATTTCACCAGTAGACTTGTTGATTTTGTAGCCGATTCCAGTACCTTCAAGAACTTCAGAAATAGTAGGGAATAGAACATCCCTGAACATCGAGTAGAAGGGCATTAAATAGAGCAAGTCTTCTTTTGGGTGTGCTAGTTTTATTTTTACCATCTTGGTGACTAGAGAAAACGTCTTCCCACCACCAAACCCAGTCACAAAGGCAATTGCTTTGGATTCGTCATCTTTTACAAAGAGTGACTGGCTTTGGGTCAGTTCGACTATCTTTTGAACTGGTTGATGGTTTTGTGCTGCTAGCATTCTGCGGTTTTCTTCTCTGCGTGGCTATAGTGCCCTTATGCTATGTTATCAGAGAAGTGTGGCTAGTCAAGGTGTTTTAGTGATGGGTGTTTTAGTCAAGGTGTTTTAGTGATGGTGTTTGCATGTTTATTCGCCTGTGTGACCAAAACCGCCTTCCCCTCTTTCAGTTACGTCTAGACTTTTTACTACTTGAATGTATCCGTAATCTAAGTGTTGAGAGATGACCAGTTGAGCTATGCGTTGCATTGGGTTTATTGCTATTTGGATGTTTGATCTGTTGTAAACAGGGATCATGATTTCTCCTCTGTAGTCAGAGTCGATTATGCCTACTGAGTTCATGAGATTAAGTCCTATCATGCCTATTGACGATCTTATATGCATCTCTCCATACCAGTAAGTAGGGATTGCCACTTTTATTCCTGAGTTTAATTTTTTTGAATCACCGGGAAGTAATGTTAGCGGAGTATCTATACATGCATGGAGGTCAATGCCTGCGCTGTAGATTGTTGCTGGTTTTGGTTTAGGTAGTCTTTTGTCTAAGAGTTGGATTTTCATATTTTTCCTGTGTTTATTTGGATAGGTTTTAGATGAATTTTGGCATTAAGAGGTCGCTGATGTGTTGAATGTTTCCTTCTCTGTTGTAAATATATTCGTTCATCTCTATGGTTGCAGTTGTAAGCCTGATTTCTGAGAATGTTTCTGTATTGTTTGTTACTGAGTTGGTTGTTTTTAGGCGGACAGTTGAATCATTTGCTAAGACAATAGTTGAGTTATTGTGGATGGTGTAATGCATGTGTTTTTCTTGTAGAACGTGGAGAAAGATTGGAAGTATTTGGTCATAGCAATCCATTTTAGTTTCTGTTGCATAAAGGTGAGTTGAGTCTGGAACTCTTTGCATTTCTTTTACTATTTCTGTTATTCGGTTGTACCTTTGTTGGTAGTTTTGATGGGTTGTTATTTTTAGGTTTTTGTCAGTCATAGTCAAAGTCTTCATTGGTTTATGGGGGTGTTTTTGTTAGGGAATTTATTAGAGAGGTTCAACGTGGATTAGAACTGATCCGGGGTCTTGGGGTGGTTGGTAAGTTATGTTTAGTTCTCTTACTAGGGAATCATCTTGCCAGAAATCTGCTTCTGTTAGGGAGTCAAATAATGCTTTTAGTACGTTGTCAATGTCATGTTTTCTGTTGTCTTTTGGGGTTAGGACTATTGAGACTTTTAGGGGGATGTTTGCTTTTAGCTGGAGGTTGTTTTTTGCTACGTATTCTTTGACTGTTTTCTTGTATTCTTTTCCTTTTGGTTTTACGTATTTTATTACTGTTTTGCCTCTGGCGAGGTGGCCGTAGTAGTTGTTTACTGATGGAGGGAAGGGGAGGGTTAGGAGGTACATTTGTGTTTTGTGTGGTATAGGAAAGGGGTATTATATAGGGGATTTGGTTCGGGTTCAAGGGGGAGTTTTCGGGTTGAATTGTTGTTTGACGGGTTTGGGCGGTTGTTGGGATTGTCGGATTTTTGTAGAATTCTATTGACTATGGCGTAGCTGGATCTCAAGCCCGCGGGTGGGAGTATGGTAGGGCCGGGAGAGTGGAAGGACTACTGTTTTTATATACAGTACTGTAAATTTATACAGTAGAAAACGCCAGGACAAAAACAGTACTGTACATTTATACAGTACTGTGCGTTTATACAGTAGTTTTATTTCAGGCATAAAAAAGGCCAGTTTATTAGACTGGCCTATTTATCCTTGTTAGTTATCCAATAATACCCACAATAAGCAAACCAAAAACAAAAGAGCTAAAATCAACTTCCCTCTTTTTGCTTTTCCAAATCAGCAAAAAACTTTTGGTAAGCAATAAATTCTTCATAATAAGCTTGCATATCTTCTAGCTCTCCAATACCTGAGTTGATCAAATCACTAGGGCTAAAATCAGGATTCTCTAAAATCCACTGTCCTATTGCCCCATGGGATTTGTTTCTTGGATTCACAAGTTTGAGGTACTTGCTACTACCTTTCAAATTAGTCTTGTGATGTTCTTGCACCAAATCCACAAGACTCTCAAAGCTAACTTGTGGAATCACAAGACTCTTAGCAAGATCAACCACATCAAAATAATGGCTTGGCTTGTCAGTACCTTTCAATCCCTCACTAACCTTACTGACAATCTGCTCAGCAGTCAGAACAAGACCTAGCCTTAATCCTGCCAACCTCACATAGTCACCAGTCAGATCAGAGAATGGAACCCCACAAGACATTAACACTGACATCAGATCATCTTGAGACAATCCATCCTGATAATGTTCAGTTATGGCTTTGTCAATTTGTACTTGGCTATCTTTTGAAATCTTCATAATTTTCTACCTTAAATATGCCAGTAAAGCACTGACAAGCTATTAGCTCAATATTGAGCATAATTCTATTTACCTATTACTACTAGACAGTGTTTACTGTCACCACTGCCAAGCATACTACCTTGCTCAGCTCTGCATTGTGCTGCATCTATATAGCCACCTATAGACTTGTACCCTGCAATGGCAAGAACACTTATAACCAAAACAACTATACTTAATTTAACCATGATCCACTCTCCTCCAGATGAACCAATACAATAGCAAGGCAATATCATAAAAACAAATTTTATTTATCGGGTAATAGCTTTACTTTTTAATTTGTCAACCTTTTTCCCAAAAAATAAAAAAAAATAATTTTCTTTACATCATCACAAATTTATAATCCCGGAAACCACTGTACGTTCGAACACCACTGTACGTTCGAACACCACTGTACGTTCGAACACCACTGTACGTTCGAACACCACTGTACGTTCGAACACCACTGTACGTTCGAACACCACTGTACGTTCGAACACCACTGTACGTTTTCACAGGTTTTCGGCCGGCCACAGTGGGCGCGCCAGGCGGGCCGAATCACAGCTGCGAGATCGCTTATATATACCAATCCGATTCGCACGCGCAGCGCCGGTCGGGAGCGAATATATTGCAATCCGATTCGCATATATACCAATCCGATTCGTAAAAAAAAAAAAAAAAAAAAAAAAAAAAAAAAAAAAAAAAAAAAAAAAAAAACAAAAAAAAAAA